TTTTCAGCCACCGGTATAGCAACTGCTGAAGCACAAAGGTTAAATAGTACAACTACTTTAGGCACCAATGTTTCTAAAACTGTAATAGGAACTACTATTAACCTAAGAGCCACTACAGTAAACACTTTATTTGGCTCTAGAACAAGCCTACAAACCACATTAACCGTAATAGGAAGAGATTCTGGAGCAAGAGTTTCAATTCCAGTAACAATTACAAAAACTAACTAAGAGATATGTCGTACAAAAGATTTGACGCAGATGACGTTTTAGTAAGTGCAGAATCAGTTACTACTTCAGCCTGGAGCGGTAACGTTACGACTCTCTCTTCTTTCTATACATCATCTACACAGTATAATAGCACGTCTGGTGACTTTTACGTAAACGTATTTAATCAGGACCCATCAGGTTCAGGAGAAGAAATACAGTTTACAATTGGATACGCAAACAAAAACGGCGCCGGTACCCTACTTTATAACAGTGGCGTAGCTGGCAAATCACCTTCCGATACCGTATACGGACAGTACAGAACACTAGTACTTGGAGACGAGGACTCTGACTTCGTATTCGGTTCAGGCGACAATACCTATACAGCTAGTAGTTTTTATGTAATATCTATTGATAGGGGAAGATATAAAGAAAAAATACTCCCAGGTTCTTTTGAATTGAAAATTTCTGGCTCCGGAGGAGGCATAACTTTAACGGATACCTCTGCTACGACTACTACTCAAACCTTTACAGATGCCGGAAGGGTATACGAACTCAAGGCAAACGTTTCTTCTTCGGTTGCTGCTTCTGGTAGTTACGGAAAACTTTTACCGGATGTAGGTATAATATTACTAAACGAAGAGGCATTAGATGCAACAGTAGGCAATGGCGGTATAGCTTTAGGTACAGGTAACAGTACTAATGCTGACGATCAAAATCCTAAAAAACTTTTTAACGCTATAATAGCAGGCGGTAGTTTCAAACTATCTTCTCAAGAGACAGTATCTTCAAATTTCGTATTTGCTAGAGCCCGTAATAGCGAGTTTAACTACAGTACTAATCCTTCTATACTAACAGGTTCAGGAGAACTAAGACATGACGTTCTTATTGACTCTCCAGAAACCTATATTACTACAGTAGGGTTATACAACGACAATCAAGATTTACTTGCAGTTGCAAAATTATCTAGACCATTGTTAAAAAATTCAACCAAAGAAGCACTCGTAAGAATTAAGTTAGATTACTAATGAATGAGTGCCTTCAAAAAATTAGACCGAAAGGATGTATTTACTACAGTACATCTTGCTACAAAAAGTAATAGTACTTCCGGTAGTAATGCATCCGATTACGGTATAAGTTTTCTTTCAGGAGTATCAGGATCACTTTCTTTCCCTGGTTTTTCTTCTCCTGCCTCCCTACAATACCCCGCCTTCTCTTATGAACAACTGCTACAGTATAGGAGTATAAGGCAACTATATTACGGTAATATATCTGAGGATCTTTTAACAGGTAGTTTTGAAGAATATAGACAATCATCTATATATTCAGGCTCCAGGTATTTGGGAGATCGAGTAGGAGTAGTCTCTTTTCCTCGATCAAGATACGGTGAAGCTTTAAAACCTGGCACCTTCTCAACAGATATATCAACGGAGTATGTACAGAATGAAGGCGATTACGTGCTAGAGACTATAGCAGCAGGCGGAGAATACATAGAAGATCTGCCTTCAGGTTCAGTTATTGACGACGGGGAAGGTAGCATAATTTCAGTAGGGAGTTATAGTGGAGTGGCTGACGGTACCCGAGTTGGAGACATATTCTACAACCACGGGATGGTAGTATTTACCGACGACTACTTCGCCAGATATTTTAGCAATGAACCGATCGATCCTCTATCTTGGTCCTCTCTCCTTTCAGTGTACACCTTTAACTACAAGCTTAAGATAAGAGACGAAGAATTCAATTTTAGCTTAAATCCAAGTGCTATAAAGAATGATGGAGGCAGTATTGCCGACAATATTTCTGGTAGTTATTTTAAACCCTATATCACCACAGTAGGCCTGTATAACGACGATCAAGAACTTATAGCTGTTGCTAAATTAAGTCAACCTATTCCTAAATCAACTGATACAGATATGACGTTTGTACTTAAACTTGACATTTGATATTTATTAATATGAGCGCTTTTAAAAAATTAAGATCTGCAGATAGTTTTACTTCCGTACACAATGCACACAAAAGCTTTACAGTACCTAGTGCATCTTTCGAAAGTAATGGTATAACTGTATCAAATGCATTAGAAAATATAAATTATTTATATCCTTCAGATTCAGAATATAACAGCTCTCTGAACTACAGAAGTATCAAACATCTATATTACAATAACTTTAACGTAAGTAGTTCTATTCTAATATCCGGTTCTTATGAACATTATTTAGAATCTTCTTTATTTTCTGGTTCTCGTATATTAAATGAATCTTCATCTATATTTTCTTTACCCAAAAACATTGTAGGAAGTTACGTTAATCCCGGTAGTTTTAGTATTACAGCAGTTTTTGGAAGTTCAGCATCCGATACAAGAAGACTTATAGACTCAGGTGAAGGCTACTTAACTTATTCTGGATCTGCTTCTACGGATTTACCTGCCAACATTACTAGTTCATTTTCAGTTGGAGATATAAACTATAAGCACGGTACTGTAGTGGTAACCAATCAAGAATTAGTTGAATGGTTTAATGTAAGTAGTAGTTACACAGCTAGTTGGGAATCTACTTATCCGGTATTTACTCAAAATGCCTACTGTAAAGTAAAATCATCCGAATTTAACTTCACCCAGAACCCTACCGCCTGTCAAACAGAATCAGCTTTATCCGGCTCTTTATCATATTCAGGAGGTCTTCCTAAGAATAATATTACAGGTAGTGAGTTTGCTCCCTACATTACTACAGTTGGGTTATACAACGATGCACATGAACTTGTAGCAGTTGCTAAGCTTGGACAGCCCATCCCTAAATCTAGAACAAACGATATGACATTTGTTGTAAAATTCGATATATAAAATATGTGGTTATATAAAAATGAGGTTATAAATAGCATCGATAAGATGCCTGACGGTACGTACGGATTCATTTACCAAGTTACCCATCTTCCTTCGAATAGAAAGTATATAGGAAAGAAAGTTCTTTATTTTGAACGTAACGTTAAGTTAGGTAAAAAAGAACTAGAAATAATAAAAGAAGAGAGAAAATCTAAAGGTATTGGAGGAAGAGCTCCTGCCAAGAAAAAAGTAGTAAAAGAATCTGATTGGAAGACCTATTACGGTTCTCAAAATGAGATTAAAGAATTAGTTAAAGACGGAAAAGAGTCGGACTTTAAAAGAGAAATTCTTAAATTCGTAGACAATAAGAAGCATCTAACTTACTTTGAGTGCAAGTATCTATTTATATATGAAGTTTTAGAAAATAATAATGAGTACATAAACGATAATATTCTCGCTAAATTCTACTCTAGAGATTTTTAATGATTAAAATAGCCGAAATACTCAATACAACCCCAGGTATTAATTACCACCTCAAGCACGGGTTAGCTCTTCACGAAAACGTATATCGATATTCTTCTTGGGAGTTCATAGATTTATTTGCACAAGCAAGACAGTTATATAACGAAGGTAAGATCGACTTAATACAGGCCGACATAGATCTAATCTCTGAAACGGATATAGGTAGTCACGGGATCTACGAAGGTAAACAGGTCCCTCTCGACCTTCCGATGTTAGATGAAGCTGAATACCAAGGCAAGAAGGTAGATCTTAACAAACCAAAAAGAGGCGGTAGTAAGAAGTTCTACGTTTATGTAAAAAATCCAAAAACCGGCAAAGTTAAGAAAGTTTCTTTTGGCGCTAAAGACGGTGGTGGAAATTTAGCAGTTAAGTTAAAAGATCCAAAAAGAAGAAAAGCTTTTGCCGATCGTCACAATTGCAAAGACAAAAAAGATAAAACTAAAGCAGGTTATTGGTCATGCAGAGTTGGAAGATATTGGAAATCTCTTGGTGGAAGTCAAAACTATCCAGGTTACTGGTAAAAGACCGTCCCTACAGAGAAGAGATTCACGGAAACGTTTCCATTCGTAAATTTTATAAAAACACAGACCCAGACCATCTAGTTTGGCATCGAGATAGAGAAGATAGAACCCTCTATACCTTGAATAAGACCGACTGGCTAATTCAGGTTGATAATCAACTTCCGTTACCTCTTCGAAAAGGCTCTAGCATTTTTATACCCCAGGGGATGTATCATAGAGTTATTAAAGGATCTACAGATTTAATCATAAAAGTAATTAAGCATCGTTGATTTTTACTGTTTTTTTTACTATATTATAGTACGTACG